TTTCGAGCTTATAGCTCGATGAAGGAGACCTTCAAACCCTTTGTGGGGGGCCCCATCCACCCCTCCACTACGGCTCTAACCTATTAACAATCTCAAGTTCATAAACTGAATCTTTCTATGTAACAACATTCATAAAATTTATTAAGTAGCTGAATAAGTTATATTATCTGCAACCGGCTTGCTAGTAAGAACAGCACTTGCATCCAACATTGTTCTATTATAGTCAACCCAAACTCTTTCTCCAGCTGCTCCTCCATCATATTCAACATTAATTTTCCACTTATGCATAAAATCAATACCTGATCTCATATACCCAATACTATCCACTGCATCATGCGCAATACCTTTTTCACCTGCTTCCACTCTTAAATACCAAACAAAATTCTTAAAACGACTTTGATAGTTCAAATCACTTCCTGACGTTTTATCAAACACAACATCTTTCACTGTATGAAATACACTTCCATTCTGTCCTGCATCCAAATTAAAAACTTTAATTTTCTTCAAATTCCATGCACTGTCAACAACTTCACTGTCACTCAACATAACCAATGGATTCGCACTAGCTACAGGACTAGGTGTATTAATCATATTCTTCGTTATATGCGTATTAAAATACTCAACAGGATCTGAACTTGTATCCTGTCTTACACGACATAAATACACAGTAACTTTAACAGGAGTCTGGTAATTATTCTTAAAACAAAGTTCCGAACCAAAATAAGCCATTCGATAAGATCGCAAACCAAATCCTGTCCCTACTGCTGTACTAACCCAATTACCAGTTGATGCATCAAAATACTGCAATCTGCTTAATGCTGTCGCTAACTGATCATAACTAAATCCATGATCCGCATTATGAGTTACACTATCCGACGAAGCTAATATACTACCAGTTGCTCTTGATCGATACTTCAAAACTGTTCTCTGATCATTACTTTCCTGAGTCAGTGATTTAACTTTTTTCTCCAATTTCGCTACACGACTTTTCCCTCCTTTCTTTTTATATATTCTTTTCTTTTTCTTATAATACGATTTTTTAACAGATTTGCTTTTAGGAAAACTTCGGCCCTTAGACAATTGATAGGCAGTTGCAGCAATTGCTGCTGCAGTTCTCAAACCTCTACCGTAACCAACAACTCTTTTAGCAATATCCATTTTTTTTATTTTTTACAAAACGCGTAAATCCCATCTGTCCGAACTTAACATTTGAGTGTCCGGATGAAAATTAGAAAATACAACAACGTGCGGAACTGCAAATTTTACATTTTTTGATTCATACTTAGTACTGTAAAATTGTCCATTTTTAAAAGCCTCCATTACATCATATTGAACGTATTCCTGTTTCATACGCGCTAAGTCAAAGAATATGACTTCTTCATAGTTATATCCATAATAAATGTCTGCGGCTTTTCCTCCTGTAACATAGTAACTACTTCTTTCCGTGTAGTGAGTTGCAAAATAAGATTTCCCACTGTTCCCAACATTATCAACAATCCAAATAATTTTCCTGCTATCGGGCCTAGCCTGTAAACTGACAACCAATTCTGATTGCCATCCATCACGTGCTACTAAATTTTCTCTTACCACTTTAGCTTCTTCTAGCCCTCTTATATAATCATGAATAAACCTAGGATATTTAGCACACACCTGGCTACACTCCTCCATTAGAGCTAGACCTCGTTTACCACTCCTTATCGCTTCCTTAACTTCTTCAAGGTCATTTCTTTTCCCTAGACATTAATTTTATTTTAAATATCTATCCAAAACCACAAGGGATAAGCCCCTTTCCTAGATGATAAACCCATACCTGAAGTAGTGACAACTCCAAATTCATGAAAATTATTCTCTTTCATACAATACACTTGATTCTGACTTGCATTTCCTATTGAGACCTCACAATGAGCCCTGGTCCCAACATGCGCCTTTACTTGGCTAAGTCTTATTTTTTTGACAAATTGTATATAACATTGCAGGTGGGGAGTACCTTCCTCACCTACCTCTCTTCCTACAATCAAGTAATGGACTACGGAATTCATTTGATTCCCAGCCATATTTCCAAGTCGCTCAAGTCTTTCCAAATCATCTTGAGTATAGTTGTTAATGGTAAAAGACCAATTCTTTGCTTGAGACATTTTTTAATTTTTCTTCCGATTCGGAAATTAACTATGAGCCAATGTGCCAAGGTGGGGGTAATACTGTACCCCACCTTTCTCCGACCTTGGATCAGATTTTTTTTAATCTTTCCTTAACATTCTATCGGGTATATGCCCCTGGCAGCAGGGTAAATGGTTCCGATCCTCTAGGTCAACTAATATTTCGAGCTTATAGCTCGATGAAGGAGACCTTCAAACCCTTTGTGGGGGGCCCCATCCACCCCTCCACTACGGCTCTAACCTATTAACAATCTCAAGTTCATAAACTGAATCTTTCTATGT